CAACCATTACGCTAACCACAGCCGCTAATGCAGGTGATGAACTTGAGGTGGTTAAGTACAATACGTTTAGCGTAGGTAATGCTATTACGCAGACCGCTGCTGATACACGCTATGTCAATGTGTCTGGCGATACTATGACGGGTGGGCTGACTATTGGCGATTACACCGCAGGTACAGAACTTACCGTCAAGCGGAATGCCTCCCAAGGGTCAAACATTGGGGCGTATAAGCAAACTGGCAGCGACACTATTCAGATGGGTCCAGCCATTACGATGCAAACGGTTAATCCAGTCTATGCTGTAACTCAGCAGGTTGGCGCTAATGGTGAATTGCATACGTTTAACTATAGCCCAAGCTATGGTTGGAACAAACGCATGACTATGGATGCCGCTGGTCGTGTGACTATGCCATACCAGCCTCTTTTCAGAGGTGTACTGAATGCACATGTTAGCCCAAATACTTCTGTGTCTACCCCTACAAAGATAACCAGTATTGGAGTTAGGGAAAACATTGGTGGTCATTGGAGTACATCAACTCACTCTTTTACATGCCCTGTTGCGGGGCAGTATCTTGTTAGTGCATTTGGTATTAAATACCCCGTATCGGGGCAGGTAGCACACATTGATGTCTATAGAAATGGAGTAGACATAGACGCGAGGATTAGAGCCGAGGAGGAGTCAAATTACGCGCAGTTTGGCGGTAGCTGTATAATATCTTGCTCTGCGGGAGACACGCTTGATTGGCGTTATTTCGGAAACGCAGGAATACACTCAGGTAATGGTCAATGGACTATAAAGCTAATCGGCTAACCCCACAACACAGGAGAAACACACATGAGTAACGCAAGAGACTTTGCATCACGGGTTCCTGTAGATGGGGCTTTGTCATCAAGAAATATGGTGATTAACGGTGGAATGACCATATCCCAGAGGGGAACCAGCTTAACCAATACGGCACTTAACGGTATGAACGTCTTGGACAGGTTCTCTCTTTATCTCGGAGGCTCTCCGTCTAAGGTTACTTTTGACTTATCTCAGTCTACAGATGCTCCTGAAGGGTTCATATACAGCTATAAAGTGGCAGTAAATAGCTTAGGCTCTGGAACTACCCCTATTACTTTTGCATACAAATGTGAAGGAGCAGACACCACACAGCTGTCTTGGGGTAAATCCAGCGCCAAGCCAGCTACTCTTTCATTCTGGGTTAAAAGTAATACAACAGGTACATATGCTGTAGAATTTAAGGCATTTAATGGCTCCAACTATTACCGAAACGTAATGAACTATACAGTTAATTCCGCTGGCGTTTGGGAATACAAAACCATTACCGTTTCCCCTCTTACTTCATTTCTTCCTGCCTATGATAACACAGAAGGGGTTAGCTTTGAGTTCTGGTTAGATGATAGTGACGGGGCCTATAACAGTGATAACACTGCTTTCGGCACTTGGGTTGATGCTGCAACCTTACCAAACGGTAGCCGTGCCTATGGGCAGACTGCTCAGATATGTGATAGTGCATCTAACTACTGGCAAATCACAGGCATCCAATTCGAAGTAGGCGACACACCAACGGACTTCGAGCATGAGCCAACATCGGTAACGCTTCAGAAGTGCAGACGCTATTATCAAAACGTTTACCAGCGGGGAAACTCCACAACTGGCACATATTACTCTTACTACAACAAGTTCTATGGCAACCAAGTTCAGTTTGAACCTATGAGAACGGGGCCAACGGTGTCCTATTCTCGTACAGGCGGGGCGTTTTACTGGGTTAACCCAGGGGTTACGGCGTACTCTGCTAACTCAACGGCAGGTTTCTCATATTCGGCGCACCAGCCTAATGCTTTTTCAATGGGTGCAATAGAATATTCTCAATCTAGGCAAGCTGGTGGCGCTACCCCTTCTGACTTTGTGTCTTATCGCCTTGAAGCTAGTCTGATATTTCACTTAGATGCGGAGCTATAGATGGAACATATGGTAATAACACAAGCCGTGTATGTTAGGGGTCTAGCCGACATTGGCCAAGAGGTTGGGGAGGTTTACGCAATTATGATTGTAGTAGACGGGCAAGAGATGTCAATCCCACTTGACCCAGCCAACCGTCACTACGCCGAGATACTGCGTCAGGTTGAGGCTGGGGAGCTAATCATCGAAGAGGCAGCTGAGTAATGTTTGGCTTTACAGCACTAGCTACTGCACCACTCTCTACAGATCCTAATGTACGTAGCAACGTTGTAGGTGTTGCTGCTACAGGTGCGGTAGGCAGTGTTGTAACCATAGCAGCTGCTAACCTCACAGCAGCCTCTGTAAGCGCTGTAAGCTCTGTTGGTACACCTGTAGTCGTAGCACAAGCTAACGTCACTCCTGCGTCCGTTGCTGGAGTCTCAGCAGTAGGTACAACTGTAGTCGTAGCACTAGCTAACGTATTACCAGTAGGTGTTACTGCTACAGGGGCAATAGGTGCATTCGTAATCGTAGCTAAGGCTAATACAGCTTTGACTACGCCTACTATGACTATCAGTGTAGGTACTCCTGTTGTCACGGCTGCAGCTACTGTGTTACCAATAGGGGTAGCTTCCAATATCAACGCTGGTATTATAACGACACGTACTACAAACGTGTTCCGTATTGCAAGCCCAGCGCTTAACATATATACTAAACGTCCTGTAGTAATTACAAACCACTTCCCATATGTAGCATCTAACTACAGTAGGAACAGAGTTATATTTGTACAGGGTACAGACCAAGGTTACACTGTACGTATACCTGCAGACGCAATGAATAGAACCGTACACATTGATGCACCTGACAGAGATACTGTTGTACGCATAGCAGCATAAGGATTACAAGTATGTCATATAAATGGCCCGACAAAGATAAGGATGAGATCCTTGATTACAGCATTGACTGGTCACGCTTTCTAGCAGGTGATAACATCTCTGGTGTTACTTGGTATATTGATGATGCCAATGGAGTTAAGACTCTGGTCAATCCTGCTAGTGTTGTCAATGGCTTACAGATGGTGCAGAAGACTAACACTCTTACTGTAGCTACTATCCGTCTATCTCTTGGTACAAACAATGTGCGTTACTTAGTTACCTGCCGTATCACTACTGTTGGTGGCTTGCAGTATGAACGCTCAGTGTATTTACGTATTAAGGAGAAATAATAATGGCATACGATTTCATTGGCTTAGTTAACGATGTTAACCGCCGTCTTAACGAAGTAGAACTTACTACAACTAACTTTGCTACAGCACAGGGTTACTACAACCTGAGCAAGGATGCTGTTAACGCTTCTATCCGTCACATCCACCAAGAAGAGTTTGAGTGGCCTTGGAACCATCGTGAAGAGACAGAGGTCCTGACACCAGGTGTTGTACGCTACAGTATGCCTTACGATGCTAAGACTGTTAACATGAACAGCTTTCGCATTAAACGTGACGCAGCGTTAGATGTTGACACACGCAAACTAAAAGTGTTAACCTATGAAGAATACCTTGACAAACATGCAGATTATGAGTATAACTCTAGTACAGGTATCAGAACAACTCCTGACTATGTAGTACGTGCACCTAGCCGTGAGCTACTGTTTATTGCTTCACCAGATAAAGCATACGAAGTTATCTATGAGTACTACACTACTGGTGTAGACATGGTGTACGATACTGATGTACCTACTGTACCAGAGCAATACCGTCATGTTATTGTAGATGGTGCTATGTATTACGCTTACGTATTCCGTGGTGACATGCAGGCTGCACAGTTATCACAAAGCAAATTCGTTGATGGCATTAAGTTTATGCGTTCTATTAACATTAACCGTACCGATTATATTCGTGATACAAGAGTTAAGTACTAATGGCAACTAATTGGCAGACATTCCCTATTGAGTTTAAGGGTGGCCTTATCTCTAACCTTAGCCCTCTACAACAGGGGGCTAATGCTGTTGGCTCTGCCACTATCCTACAAAACTTTGAGCCTGCTAGATCTGGCGGTTACTCTAAGCTTCGTGGTTATGCTAAGGTAGACCCTAACATCGTACCAGGGGTAGGTGTTGTTTTAGGTGTTAAAGTAATCAATGCGGGTGAGTTTATTGCTGCACGTAGTAATGCTGTAACTACTGAGTACTACCACAGTACAGGCGTTGGTTGGGTTTCTCTAGGTGCAGCTGCTTTAGGTGGCGGTAAGATCCGTTCAGCTGAGTATAACTTCGGTAATGGTCACTATGTAATATTTACAGATGGCACTAACTACCCTGCACTATTTGAAGACAACACAAACACACTAAGCTTTATTACATCCAACCCAGACTTACAGGGTGCAGAACAAGTAGCTATCTTTAAGAATACTGTGTTCTTCTCTAAGGGTTCTAACCTGTACTTCTCAGCACCAGGTGACTCAGGTGACTATAGTGCAGCTAACGGTGGTGGTGTTATTAACGTATCACACCAGATCACAGGTCTTATCACCTTCCGTGAACAGCTAATCATCTTTAGCCGTAACAAGATCCAACGCCTTACAGGTTCTACTATCTCTGACTTCCAGTTAAGTCCTATCACAGAGAGTATTGGCTGTCTTGATCCTGACACTATTCAGGAAGTTGGTGGTGATATTATGTACATGTCACCTGACGGTATTCGACTACTAGGTGCGACAGACCGTATTGGTGACTTTGCACTTGAAGTTGCATCTGACCCTATCGCAGATGACGTGTATAAATTCTCACAGAGTACATCTAACTTCTGTTCTATTGTTGTACGTGAGAAGGCTCAGTATCGTATCTTTGCGTATATACCTTCTACCCAACAGAAGGTGTCACGTGGTCTACTCGTTACTAAGTTCTCTGACCAAGGTACAGCTAACCTAGCATGGGGTGAGTCATCAGGTATTAAAGCATATGTAGCTGACTCTAAGTATGTGGCTAGTTATAGTGAGGTTATCCTATTCGCTAACGAGGATGGCTATGTATACAAGATGGAGCAGGGTAGTAGCTTTGATGGTCAGCCTATTGAGGCTATCTATGAGTCACCTTACATGCCTATCACAGACCCACAGGTACGTAAGACTTTCTATAAGCTAACTACGTATATTGACCCTACAGGCAGCTTTAGCTTTGACCTATCTGTTAAGTATGACTTTACTCGTTTAAATAACCAGAACCTTATTCAGCCTACATCTGTTACAGTTACAAGTACAGGCTTAGCTGTGTCATCTTATGGCTCCGTTAGCTCTGTGTTTGGTTCAACGACATATGGTGGCGCACTGGATAAGATCTACCAGAATCAAATCATTGGGTCAGGTAAGACAATCGCAATTCGTATTGAAGATAACTCTACAAGCCCTACATTTACACTAGATACTGCGCTACTTGAATTTACGCAGAACGACAGACAATAAGGAAGCAACCCCATGACAGGTTATTTACGCCAAGATGTTACAAACAACATTGCTAACGGTAACGTTATTGATGCTGATGATCTTGATGATGAGTTTAACGCTATTGAGGCTGCTTTCAATGCTACCTCTGGTCACACCCACGATGGTACTGTAGCTGGTGGTGCAGCCATTACTAAGGTAGGCCCAGCGCAAGACGTTATTATTGGTACTACTAATATCCTACCTAAAGCTAACAACATCCTTGACGTAGGATCTGCAGCAGCTAAGTTCAAAGACGGCTACTTTGATGGTACAGTTTATATTGACACAGCTATCGTAGGTGTTAATGGTTACACTGAGATTGAGGATAACCTATACTCTGTAAGCTCAGGTGATTTACTTGTAGATGTAGCAGGTGACATTACTCTAGACGCAGACGGCGGTAATGTACATTTGCATGACGGTGGTATTCCCTTTGGTGGATTTACTAACAGTTCAGGTGACTTGGTAGTTAAGTCTGGTACCACTACAGCTGCTACATTCAACGGTGCTGACGTAGACTTTGCAGGTAACCTAGATGTAACAGGGGATACTACACTAGACGGCCTCCTTAATGTTGTAGGTAATACAGCTATCTCTAGTGGTAACCTTACTGTCAACACAGGTAACGCTACTATAGGTGGCTCCCTTAGCGTTACAGGCCCTATCAACGGTAACTTA